CCCATATATGTTTTACATAATGGCTTTATTTTTTCAAAAACTTCACGTTTTATTGCAACTAATCCAGTACCTACTGCCCTAACTTTAAATGGCTCGTCTAGTCGTATTTCACCAGTATCTTCTAGAGTATTTATTGCATAAAATCCAGTATATAGTTCTAGATTTTCTTTACCAGCTAGTGCAGCTTGGCGAACTTCTTCCCAGTTAATAGCCTTCATGGGAGGAATAGCTCCAATGATATCTTTATCAGATTCAAGCATTTTAATAACATCTTCTGCTACAAATCCATGATCGGCATCAATGAATAGTAATACATCGAAGTCAGTCTCAAGAAAGGAGTGAGTGAGTGTGTTTCTAGCCCTAGTTATAAGGCTTTCATTGGAAATAGTTCCTACAGTAGATTGATGACCTAGTCTAGCCAGCTCTAGTATTAGATTTTGTATGCCTATCATGTAGGCAGATTTAGCATTTCCACCATAGATTGGAGTAGCAATAAAAACTTTCATACAAAAATTATACTAGTAATTCCTAGCAAAACGGTTGATAGTATTCCAATCAACTTCCGAACTCTCTACCGCGCGTGGCATCAAAGAGAACCCTTGAATAGTTGCACGTGAACCCTGACCATCAATTTGAAGACCACGGTCAGAGAGCTTACGCTGGAACGCAATCTGAGTCATAGCACGCTCACCGCGCTCCTCACTCCAAGCACGGTAGATAGAATACAGAGCTTTAACACTTAGGGCTGCACCCTCAGATTGATTGGTTTCTTCTTCCAAGAAAGTACCGATACGGTCTTCATTCTTACGGTAGATGTCAGATGCTTCACGAACAGCAGAACACCAACCAAGAGGGTCACGTGCACTGGAGTTTAGATACTTGATTGCACCCTCTACTGCCCACGACAAAACAGCTGGAAGTCCGCCCTCGGGGTCAACTAGATAAGCTTTCAAATCTGGGTCTGGCTTCTCAGCAACATTAGACCATGGGATTGGACGCAAACGACGCCACATAGCATCATCATTAATAATTGGACGGTGGTTAGTTGTGATCCACAGCTTACCCTGAGCCCTAAAGCTAAATGGTTCTCCACCGGGGTTACGTCCATTTAGAGTAGACGAACCAGTGAGTGCCTTAACCTGGTTCTCGTTAATACGCTCAGACTCAGGAAGCTCATCTACCCAGATCATACGCTTACCACGAAGCGAAGCCATGTAGTACTCACTTGAAGACTTTACAACTCCGCTGTTATTAGCAGCTAGCTCCTGAGATGGCAAAGTCCCAGCGTACTGCTCAGAGCCTAGCGCCTCAAAGATAGTCTCAACGAATGTGTTTTTACCGGAACCAGCTGGACCATATACCAAGAACAAAACGTCCTGATTGCTAAGACCAGTAAGTGTGTATCCAACTGCACGTTGAATCCATTCTTGAAGTTCTTTATCTCCACCAGTAGCAAAGTCAATAAACTCTGACCAACGGATATTACGAACCCCAGGACTATAACTGACAGGAGTACGCTTCGTGATATATAGCTCTGGCTTACCTTGAAGAAGCTCGCCAGTACGCAAATCAATAACACCATTATTTACACCTAGCAGGTGAGCATCTCCATCCCAACGCTCAATTGGTGCTTGGATTCGAGGGTCAGAGTTAGCACTCTTAATGGTGTTATTAATACGAGTATTTGATTTAGCTTGATTTGCCCACTTAATCAGGTCGATTTTTACTTGCTGCTCGTCCTCACCATAGTTAGCAACTTCGCTTGCAATTACTGGAGCAATACGCTTAGCGAGCTCCTGCATTTCGAGGCTCTCCTGATCTGGCTTCCAATAGGTGCCATCCCAGTGGAACCAGCCTAAGTTTGGGGTATAGCGAATAGCAGAACCGTAGGTGTCAACAAGACGACGACCGTTACCAACATCAGTTAGAGAGCGACGACCTGGAGTTCCACCATCATCTTCGCTAATAGCATCTACGTCTTTTGGTAGATCTAGATTTCCGTTACTAACAGCATCAGAGATAGATACGCCACTCTCCACAAGACGCGTAATAGTGTTAGCAACTTTTCCGCCCTGAGCATGCTGCTGCATCGCAGCAGTGGTCTCTTCCTGTGACTGCTGAGCCCAACGCTGACCTTGCTCCCATTCACTGAGACCACCCCACATGCGGTCAGTCTTAGGGTTTTCGGCTACAAAGTCCAATGCACGAGTAGTGTGCATCATCAAAGAGTTTGGACCCTCTACTTCCATAGGAGGGCGAACCATTTCGTGATTGAAGCGAAGCATTAGGGACTCAACTGCAAGGCGGCCCTTGGAATCGGTACCAAACTTATTGGCTAGTGCGCATGCTAGTTGATAGATACCAACAGCACGATTACCCTCTTCAATGCCTTCTTCAAGAATCTTATCTACATCTACTTTTTCGCCAGCAAACTCTAGATCAGATAGCCAATCCCACTCGCCATTAGATAGGCTTGCAGTTTTACGCGAACGCTTACGCAAAGCAGCTAGTAGTTCTTCTGGAGCCTCTGCCATTTCAATCTCCCAAGGAGCATGACCAGGCTTCCAATCATAGGTAGTACCTGAAAAGTGGCGAGACGGGGCAATAAGCACATAACCGTTGTGCTTAATATCGATACCTTTCATGCCCTCGCTGGCAAGGTTACCGAGAAGTTTCTCTGACGGGTCTACCTTGTAATAGAGGTGACGACCACGAGTTACTTTGCCGCCAGAAGAATACTCTCCAGTCTGCGCTTCAACTGTTGGAGGTAGAGCACCTTGAACTCGCTCTTCAAATTTAATAAATGATTCGTCTCCACCAGAACGTGGATCAATATCAATAACTAAAAATCCAGATGGCTGACAGAAAACGCCAATGTTGTAGTCAGGGTTCTGAGACCACCACTGCTCTACCCTTGAGTCGTCATTAGTTGCCTCGGAGTTCCAAGCATTGACAGCCGGGTGCTTACCGACATCTTTAGGCTCTTTGTGGGGCCCGTTACAGGTGCAACGACCACCATCAATGATTCCCTGGCATGGCATGATTTTCCAACCCTGATTGGCGTACCAAACAGCTGCACGACCTAGTTTGCCATTTCCTGCTGTTTCCCACGATGCCATTACAGGGTCACCTCGACGTCATTCATAAAACTCTCCACATGCCTATAGACGACCAGCATACATAAAAATGCTCGGACGTGCAAATTTAACTAAAAAATTTGAACTATTCATCCAAGCCAGAACTAACGGCTAGTCACAATAGGATTCCCTATTTATAGGGTAAAATATTAGAAAGCAAACCTAATCACTTCCCGTAAAGAATATTATAGAGCATGCCAGCAGACATCATTCTCACAATAGCCGCAGTAATAACGGCGGTTGGTGTAATAATCGCAGCTCTTGCTGCCATATATAGATTTGTAAAGAAGATCAGTGACTCTATTGGTGTAGACAAAAACGGTCGCACCATTGCAGAAAGACTTGATCGAGTTGAGCACCAGCTATGGGAGAATGGTGGCTCCTCGCTAGCAGATCGCGTAAATCTAATAAATGACCAGACCATAAAGACGGCAACCGAAGTTGACTTTATTAAGACAATGCTAATAAATGCCAATACAACACAGGTAGAAGTAGTTAAGAAAACAAGAGTTAGAAAAGCTAGCTAACCACATAAACATGTAGTAGCATATTAAATGACGTATTGACACACTACTAAGGAGTTACCTATGTCGCTCTCCGATAAATTAAAGTCTGCTCAGAGTGAAGCTGTAAACCAGTCTTGCGTACTAGGAAAGCTTTTATCAGGAAATAAGCTATCAAATACAGATAAGCAGAACCTATCAAATATTCTCGATACTCCAATCGATAGCCCATCTAGGGTGGCTAACGCCGAACTGGGCAGGATTCTACGTGAAGAGGGGTATGATATTAGTAATAGCAGTATTGACCGCCATAGGCGCGGAGACTGCCGCTGCCGGGAGAGTAAGTAATGGGATTATCTGAAAAGCTAGAGAATCTAGCAAAAGCTGGAGCCTCTGGCTCGGATATCAAGTCAATGAATATCCCTGAGGATTGGCGTCCTCGTATGGATGTAGACGACTCTAAGGGTGGTTTTGTAATTTCCAAGCCACGACCTTCTTCAGAAATTCCTGATGCAGCTGGCGTATTGGAAGAGTTTGGGCTAGATCCCCGCGAATGGACAGTAGCGTCCATGCGTCGTGGCAAGTGGCAGAAGTATGACGGCGAGTTTCTAGAATCAGTACGAGTAAATTTAGTACCAGCAGGAACCACATATGCTGACCAACTAGACGCTGAGAAACTTATTGATGAAATCAAAAAATGGCGTCCAGAACGTGGTATTAAGCAGCGTACTGGTAATGGATCATTCTTAGTTGCACCTAGCGACCAGCAAATCGGTAAAAAAGCTCAGGGGCAGGGTACTCAGCAAACTGCTGATCGAGTATTATCTCTGACGGAGAAAGCTGTACAACGCTATGAAGCATTAGCTAAGACCGGACTAAATTTAGGAACCATAACACTTGCATTACCAGGTGACCATGTTGAAGGTAACGTATCTCAGGGTGGTCGTCTACAAGGTCAGGCAGCATCTGATCTAGGACTTACGGAGCAAGTGAGAGTTGCTCGTCGTCTTTTGATGGCTCAGATTAAAGCATTTGCACCGCTAGCCGAGAATATGATTGTTGCAGTAGTAAATGGAAACCACGACGAGGTAACTCGTCAAGTTACTGCAGACCCTGCTGATGGTTGGAACGTAGAAATTGCTGCAGCAGTGCAAGATGCATGCGCAGAGAATCCAGCGTTAGAGCATATTCAGTTTCGATTCCCAGATAGTGGTCACCAGACTTTGGTGGTAAATGTTTGCGGGACATACTTAGGACTATTTCACGGGCACCAGGGTGCAAAAGACCCTATGAAATATTTATCTGGTCAGGCTGCAGGTCAAACTGCATTAGGCATGGCTGATGTTTGGGTTTCTGGTCACTACCACAACTTCCGCACCATGGACATTGGCAGCCGCTTCTGGGCTCAGTGTCCTACCATTGACCCTGGAAGTGAGTGGTTCCGTGATTTTTCAGGAATGGAATCAAATCCCGGAATGCTTAGCATGGTTATTGGAAGCGATTTTGATCCACGCGAATTTATTAGCGTATTACCTGTAAATAAGTAAACTACTTCTTATCGCGCTGAGCGTGATAAGCATCTACTGCATTGGCACTAGTTCTGCTTTGCCAACTAAAACTGCACTCTAAGCACTCAACAACTCTCATTGTTGCCCATCTACCTACGACTGGACGCTCTACAGTTTTTGTAATCAATTTACTAGTCTTGGCTTTGCAGTACGGGCATAGAGGGAATCTTTTGTGACGCATTTCTTGTCCTTCCCAGTTGATGGAAAGAGTTCTGCGTATCTTTTTATAGTTAAGTCCACCCCAAACACCCCAAGTTTGCTTAGACTCTAACGCCCATTTAAGGCATTCTGCTCTAACAGGACATTCTTCGCATATTTGAAGAACTTTATTTACTTTTGATGCCTTGTTTGCAAAAAAATCATCAACATACTCGGCATACTCTGGCTTACTGCACTCCGAGTCTTCGTGCCACTCTAGATTATCCATTAAAAATCAGATACCTCTACAAAAGTAGCTGGTCTAACTAGATTTAGCTCTACTTCATCGCTACTAAATCCATTTCCATCAGATATCTCTGGATTTATTTCGTCTATGTCATCAAAATGAACGCCTATATAGCCTGTACTTATACGGCTATGATTTATCATCTGAAAGCCCTGAGCCAAAGATAGAGCAATACCATCTCTCTGCAACGAGGATGCTAATGCTCTTCTGACTATCTCATTATCAAGATCTACATGCTCTTCGGTGTAGTAGATGGCTAGACTATTATTGTCAAAACTAGAGGTATCACCTTCCCAGGTATACCAAAGTGACTCGCCAATTCTTGAATCTTTCATATAAAGATTCTATATTGTAGTATATAAATTTTATTACTATATACCGTAAATTACAAAATTAAACAGGCCACACATAATCATAGTTTTCTGGGCATTTACCAGAGTCTTCAGGCCACTTAAATTGCGAATACCATTCGTAGTCTTTATTTAAAAGAGCGGTTCGATGGCTAGAAGCAATTTTTTTGAAAGAGCTAGAGTTAGACATCCAAATAGGTAGTGTAGCTGGTCCAGTGACTAAATCTAGTTCATAGGCTCGAATCATAGTAGCATGAGCCTTATCACCAATAGTGGATTTATAGCCGCGACGCTTCCACTCAGTTACCATGGCCTGAATGTAGTTATATAGAGCAACTTCATGACCACGCCACATCTTTACAGCAGGGTGGTTTACCCACCCCTTAGGAGAACGATGATTTCCCTGTGGATCAAGTTCAAGTAGGGTCATTAGGATTTGCCAGCCTTCTAGGGCTTGCTTATTGAGACGGGCACGATCTAACGTGCGAGCAATATCGTCAAAAGACGAAGTAAGCGGTACAAATGTTTGCATATAAACACTGTACCGCTTACTTTGTAATCTGTCAAATATTAAAGAGAATATGTTGTAACGGTTGATGGTGGACGCACAACCGAGTTTTTAAGATTAGCCTGGGCAGTAATCTCATAGAGATTATCTCCGCTAGCAACTGTCTCTTCAAACTTATTATTTACCGACAACTCTAGGTCGAGCATAGCCTTACAGTCTTCTACAGATACATCTAGAAACTTTGCAGCCTCTACGTAAACAGACTCCTTGGCTTCACCTAAATTATTTGCATAGGTTGTCAACTTGAAATGTACACGCATCACTTAATCCTCTTCTCCAACTTATATGGCGAATAGTGGACGCCATTAAGCTCTGGATTCTTACCATCAGTTGACTTAAAGATGACATCACCATAGCGAACAGCAATTACCTTGCCACGACGTCCGTTGTGCATAATTCCAGCCTTATCCGAGAAAGCATCAAACAAGACGCGGACCTCATCTCCAACAGCAATATTTCCAGGCTGCAGCGGGATCCAAACCTCATTAACGGGATCAGCTGGTGTGATCGCTGGCTTACCTAGAGCGAGTTTGCTAAACAGCTCTACTGCTTCTTCAGCCATCTTTGGGCTTAGCTTTGACATCTGCTCCCAGGTCTCTAGTAGTTTTAGTACAGCTGTACCAGAGCCAACTTTTGCTTTTGCCTCTTCTAGTTGTTGCCGTACCCATTCAAAATTTACTTCAGGCATTAGCGACTACTCTCCATTCTTTGTGTGTAGTTTTTTCATCTGTAAAATTACGTCTTTTTTAGAGCCAATAGATGCTAAATACAGATTCTTTTGATCTACTGCTAATTCTAACCTAGTTGCTGGAGACATATCTTCAATCTGATATGGCAGTAGACTCCAAGACTCTCCTAGCAAAGACGATTCCCGCCACTCGGTTGCGATAGGAGTTTGAGCCAGAAGTGATTGAATGTACCTATGAGACCACCAGGTTCCAGAGTTCCTATCATTAGGAGGAATCAACGATCCAATTGATTTAGAAATCAAACTAAAGACAGAAATATCGTCTGACTTTTTAGTAGGCTTCATTAACATAACCGGGTACTTCTGAGACTTAACCGAAGACTTAGCCCAAGCATTATTTGAGCTCAAAGCCCACGTATTGTTCCTGTAATCAGATATCGCTGATTCATACTTCTCAACGGAGTATTGATCTAAGTTGATACCTACTAATTCAGATATAGGCAACTTTGAATATTCAACAACATCATTAGCACTCCGCCACGGTAGAGAAGGATATATTACGCTTCCCCAGTCTTCATTTAAGAGGTGGTTAGCAGTATTAGAAAAATCAACTAAAAATTTAGAAGCTTTATCATATTCTTTACGTTTAGCGTAAAAAGTAGAAGAAAGATACTCAGAATTTTTAGCAATAGAGGCAAATGCAGTTTTATATTGCCATAGCTCATTGTGATCCAGTGCAATCGTTAACTTGTCAGAACCTTTTAGTAGGCCAATAACCTTTAGTGCTCCATACAAGTGATTAGCACTAATTGCAGTAGGAGGTACTACTCCTACAAAAACCCTGTCATATTGCTCTAGATCCTTGGCTTCCCAAAGAACACTAGGTTGCGACCACACTACCTCAGCATCAGGAAAAGAGTCTTTTAGAGCTAATTCTAAATTCCCAAAAAAGCTGAGATTGTTGAGATGTACTGATTTAGATGAATGCTTAGAGGTCATCCCAGTAAATAAAAATTTCATATGTGCCTCCCAAAAAAGTAGAGGGGCATCACAATTAGCGATGCCCCTCCAACTTATTTTTTATTTAGAACGGTTCGTCAACACTAGTCACCGGAGCTGCAGGAGCTGGTGCAGGTGCTGGAGCCGGTGCAGGAGCTGGTGCAGCTGCGTATGGGGTAGCTGGTGCAGGAGCCGCTACAGGGGCTGCAGGAGCCGCTACAGGGGCAGCTGAGGCAGCAGCAGGGACAGCGGTAGCAATGCGGTGGTAGTTCTTGATTTCGTTGCTAACGTTGCCATTGTAGGTACGCTTACCTAGTGTTCCACGGAAAGTACGACCAAGAAGAGCCTGCTCAATCTGAGCGTTGGTTGGATTCTGATCGAAGTACTCGCGACCTAGACCTAGAGCAGTCATCTTCACAAGGAACATGGTGATTGCCTTAGGGTTCTCAGGAGATACAGTCAGGTTGTCCCAGACGCGACGCTTCGCGAATGGACCGCCCTGAACCTCAGTGGTGATCTTAAACATGGTCTTGCCAGTTTGGGTGTTGGTAGCCTTAGATTCAATAACCTTCAGCTCGTAGTCGCCATCGGGCAATGGCTCGTAGGTGCTGGTCTCGCCAGCATCCTTCATAATTTCTGCCCAGTTGAGTGAACTCATAGTTCAGTATCTCCTAGTTTGTTTTCTTTGTGGTTTTTACGGTCTTCTCACCGAAGACCATGTCTAGCATGCGCTCTACTCCTAGGTCGCCCTGCTCTACAACTTTTCCAAGACGGCCCTGGACACGCTCTCCAGCCTCATACTCAGGAGTACGCTCAACATACATGCGCCGTACCTTGTATGGTGCCTGCATTGGATCTGGGTTTGGAACCGTCTCCACTGTGATTGCGCCAAGTACATCATAGAAATATGGTGCCTGAATTGCAAGCTGACCTTGTAGATAAGGACGGTAGACGCCATCCTGACCCTTACGTGCCATTGCAGTCAGAACTACAGCCTCAAGAGGCTGAGTAGGGTGCATCGTCAAGTCACGGAGGTCACGAAGTAGTGCACCCATGTGGCGAAGAAGTTCGCCCCACTGCTGCATCTTCATCTGCTCTGTACCTGCGATGTTGTCCATGCACTTGACCTGCAACTCCGAAATAGAGTCAATAATCAAGGACTTGAACTGGTGTTTGCCGCTCTGAAGCCACTGAAATGCCTTCATAACGACGTCATAGTCGCGAACCTGGACCACAACTGTGTCCCAAGTACCGTCCGCCTGAGGCGGCTCTTCGCGAATTGGATCCCAGTACTTGACGTTGATCGGGAGGAAACGGTGTCCACCCTCTACGTCAAGCATTAGGCGTGGGTAAGGTGCTGTCACTGCAAAGGTTGACTTTCCAACCTTTGACTCGCCATAAACCATCAATGTTAAGCTGCGATCGACTTCAGACACTATTACTCACTTCCTTTCGTTTCATTTGATTGGTAATAACCGTAAGGGTCGGCGACCTCAAACGCATCGTTAATTGCTGCTTCAGCTGCCGAACCATCGTCAACTAGCGGGCAAATAGCGAAGAATTGGCACTTCCACTTGCAGTCACGCGATGGCTTTGGGTAGGCGAGCTTATAGTGACTCTCACCTGCATCCAATCCCTCACGTACCCGCATAATGTCTTCCAGAACACCCTCTAGGCGCTGGTAGAACGAGCGTAGTGCAAACTTATTGTGACGAACTTCGATCTGGTCATAGAATGGTGGCTTAGCATAAGCACCACGCTTTACCTTACGAAGCATCGTAAAGATACCACCCTCTGAACGCTCTCCCTCTTTGTTCTGAGCTTCCTCTAGAACCATATAGGTAAGAACCTGTTCATTCATGTGAGCAGTAGAACCGAAGTCAGCGAATGAGCCACCAACGGTTTTGAAGTCACGGAACATACGAACGCCATCAATCTTACGGCGCACACGCATGTCAATCTTTCCTTGAAGAGTGACTTTGCCGTCAAGCATTGGACGCTCGATCACTTCTTCAGTAGAGATCATCTCGATCTCAGCGTCAATACCCTCCATCTCAATCCACTCTAGATATCCCTCTAGCATTACACGACCAAGCTCTGCCTCAGTTTCGAGGTCAGTAGTGTCGCGATACTGGTCATTAAGGGTTTTCATATCAGCTGCAACCAACCGAGAGTGAATCTCTAGCAAGTCACGCTCCATGTTAGATGTGTAGTACTGGTCTAGAGCCTCGTGGATGCGAGAACCTAGTGCTAAAGCTCCAGTGTAGTTCTGAATCTTTGGCTGGAGGCGACGATAGTAGGTAAACCACCACCGGCGACGGCAATCTTTAAAGGTCTGGATTTCTGAGTTAGAAATCCTAATAGGTGTCTGTTCTGTCATTATGCATTTACCTTATCATCTTTTAGCATTTGTAGCAACTTATCTTTGTCGCGGACAATCTGCTCAAAGTTATCTGCTTTGGTATCGAGAGCCTGAATAACACGCTCTTCGATAGTTCCTTCGGTCACATAGTCAGTAATGATTACCGAGTCGTGAATTTCAGAACCGATACGGTGCACACGGTCAAGAGCCTGTTTGTAGTCAACCAAAGACCATGGCCTTTGAAGCATAACAAGACGACGAGCCGTTGTCAAGGTGACACCAACACCACCAGCCTGAGCAGTGAAAAGAATCCACTTAGTCTTACCAGACTGGAAATCATCAATAGCTTGCTGACGCTGGTCACCATCTTGATCACCAGTAATCAATCCGTGAGGGATATCTTCTTTAGTCAGACGAGCACTGAGCAAGTTAATGAGCTGCTTAGATACAGCACAGACTGCAACAGAGTCGTCACCAAAGTCACCATTTTTGATATCATCCATCAGAGCATCAACCTTACAGGACGGGTCCGACAAAAGAATCTTTTCTGTTCCAGTTTCATCAACAGAAATTTCTGCATAAGAGCTTGCAAACTGAAGCAGACGTAGAGTCTGAGTCAATGGGTTAGGAGCAACTACTGCTTCTCCACCCTCAATCTCAGCAATCATGTGCTCACGCATTTGTTTGTAAGCCTTAGCCTGCTTGGCACCCATCTCAACGTCACGACGATCGTTAATAACCTCTGGAAGCCAAGGTAGAACTTTTTGCTTCAACATACGACGCATACGTGGATTGATTGCAGCGTAGAATTCCTCAGACATATGAGGCTTAACACCAATAACCATCATTCCACCGAAAGCGTTAATCATGGTATCAACCATGCGGTCAATCCACTTGGTCTTACTAGGCCACTCTTCTGGAGAAATCCAGTGCAGGATTGCCCATAAATCTAGAACGTTGTTAGCAATAGGTGTACCAGTCATTGCAAAACGAATATCAGCATCTCCAGTTGCAGCCCAGAGAGCACGACTCTGCTTGGACTTTGGATCCTTAGAGCGGTGCATCTCGTCTGCAACTACTGCCTTGAAGTCAATAGCGTTTAGCTCACGTTGATGTACCTCGCAGCGAGCTGGAGTGATTCCACTATCGTGACCACCACATGGAATACAACGAGCTAAAGCAATAGAGCCATACGAAGAAAGGCGAGAGTGACTACGCAAAGATTCCCAGTTAATAATGTAGACATTGGCCTCATGCTCAAACTGAGCCTTACGTTGAGCAGAAGATCCCTTGATAACCTGAACATCTACTCCAGGCCACCACTTCTCAAATTCGCGCTTCCAGTTGTTCTTTAGTGTATTAGGGCAGACGATTAGGGCAGGAAATACATCTTCACCAGTGTCGTGTAGACGCTTTAAAGAACGAATTGCCTGAGCAGTCTTACCAAGACCTGGCTCATCTGCCAACAATGCACGACGTGCGGTAGCAAGAAAATCAACACCAGCACGCTGGTGAGGAAACAAGTCGTCATCTCCAGCATCAGAACTTTCTAGCTCACGAAGAGCATTAGCTGGGTCGACACGCTTAGCCTTCTCTTCTGCAGCCCAAGCCTTGAGATTTGGGCCTAGTTCTAGTTCAGTTTTAAAGGTAGAACGGAGTGCCAGACAACCAGCCCACGAAGTAGGAATACGCCAAATCTGCTCCTTAGCAGACCAAGAAGCTCCGGGGATACTTTTGCATAGTTCCTTTAGACGCCATTCAGCGTTAATAATGATGTGTTTTCCAGAGTCATCCAACTCGACATTTACAGGCACGGTTTACCTCTTATCTCTATGTATACATATTAGCATAAAAAAAGTACGAGAGATACGTTTTTTGCTAATATCTTTTT